CGTACTATTACCAAGTTCAAAGGTGGTTTTGGTTGGCTAGATTCTTTTAAAGTTCCTGCTCAAAGAGTTAAGGAATTTAACCTCAACAACAACAGAAAGTAAGGATAAATTATGTCAGCATTAATTTCACTAAATCCTATGCAAACCACCAATGCTAGTGGGTTATTTACTACTAACACAGCTGGTTATACGCAAGGTGATGCTCAAGATGATCCAGCAGTTAAATTTTATTTAGCTGGTGGTATTCTTTCTACATCAGCAACTACTCCATTATGGGGAGGAGTTCCTATTCAAGAGTTCTCAGCTTTAAGACAGAATGGACAAGGTACTTTATCTGCTAATTTGCAACCCGGTACTGATACTCTTGGTTCAACAATTCTTCAAGCAACTGGATCTGCTAATCCAACAGGTATTGCAGTCTACAATCAAGCTTATGGTGGTATTACAACTCCACAATCTACAGCTCCATTGTTTAGCCCCGGTATGTCAGTTAATTTTTATCGTTTTGGTAGCAGAGCTCGTATTCCATTAATCCTTGATCCAGCTTCTATTAGTATTGATGGTCAATTGATTTCTACAACTGTTTACTACAACTATACAAATAACTGGATTACAACAACTCAGCCGGGTTCACAATCAGCAATTCCAGTACAAGTTCTAGCAGTTAGCACCAGTGGCAATAAAACAGTTTCCTATAACTCAGGAACTAATACAGCCAACTGGATTTACAATCAATATGTGGCTCTTTGCCTAATTTAATAAAGGAAATTTACTATGTCAGGCTTTGCTCCCTCATATGTAACAGCTAATCCTCACTACATGATGCCTGAAGTGATCATGCAGTATTCATTAGCTTCAGGTGCTTTTACAACTCTTGCTACTGAAAATCCAATGGCAAGATTAGGTGAAGGTGATTTGTATGTGTACGCTAAAAAAGTACAAGTAACTACTCAAGTTCAAGCTAATCAATCACTGATTAATCAATTGCCAAGTGCTTCAGTCATTCCATCAATGATTAGTACTGCTACATATCGTGTTCAGACAAGAGCACAATATGATCACTTTGATGAATCTGCATCTTCAGCATGGGGTTATGCATTACCTCAAGCAATGAGATTAGCGGCTCGTCAAGGTATTGCTCAACAATTGCGTAATGCTTTATTGTTTGGCTATAACCCTGCAAATGGTGAAGGTTTACTAAATACCAATGGTATTACAACATCTACATTAGGTGCTGATTCCAATGGTAATGTAGGCTATTCTAAGTATGATTCAGGTCAATTAGCTCAATACCTATTAAATATGATTGGTACTTTAAAAACCAATACATTGCAAATTGGTCAGCCATTGCGTTTAGTATTCCTTGCTCCACAAAGATTTATTAGCCAAATCAGCTATTCAGGTGTTGTTTCACTAAGTCAATTCCAAAGAATTGGTGCTGGTGTAGAAACTGCGGCTGGTTTAGTTGAAACTGTAGCTAAATGGGCAGGTGGTGATGAGGTAACTTTTGCTGTAGATGATACTTTGATTGGTCAAGGTGCTGGTGGTACAGATGCAATTTTATTGATTGCTCCTGAACTCAACATTCCTAAAGCTAATTCACAAATCAATACAAATATTTTTGCAACATTAACACCAAATACAACTGCAACTTCATTGATGCTTACAGATGTATCTGCTCCAACAGAGATTCCTACTCCAATCGCTGATGGTGGTATTACAACTTTATACACAATGAGATCTACTTCAGGATGGGGTTTAAGACCTGAAGCAATGTATTTGTTATCTGCGGCTTATTAATTTTATGTAAGAAGTGAATTAGCCCCACTTGATTGTGGGGTTTTTTTTAAAGGATAAAAAAATGATGATTGAGAATATTCTTAGAGAACTTGAGAAATTTATGGAAGAAGTTCGTGATTTTATGAGTAGTCAAAAAGCTGATGTTGAAAAAGAAGTAGCAGAAACAAAAGCTGATGTTGTTAAAGAAGTTTCAGAAACATTAGAGCCTACTACAACACCAACTGATTCAACTGTTACACCAACTTCAGGTAGTTAATGCTATAGTATAAAAACTTGTGTGATGCCAAGTTTGTAACAATGGGAGGTAGGATACTTTCAAAAAAAGTATCGCATCATCTACCTCCCACCCAAAAAGGGAAAAATTATGGAACTTTTTATTGCGAATTGTACAAAACAAGATCATCAGTTTACTTATATGTTGTTTGAAAACACTAGACCTTTCATGGAAAGAATTAGAGCTGGTGCTCAAATTAAAATTAAAGGTACTCATGATGAAATTGATCAAATTATTAAACAACATGAAGTATATGGATTAATTCCTGTTGAAAAGATTAAAGGTAAATTTTCAGGTATGGCTTATAAAATAGATAAGCCAATTAATGTAGAAGCTATTGAAAATGGTATTGATGTTCGTGATCAAACTATTATTGATAGAGCTACAGAAGCAAGAAAAATTACTGCTGTTGCTTCTGATCAGCATATTTCTGAAAAAGCTCAACAAATGGGATTAAAACAAAAAGCTCCCTTGGAAATTGAGATTGTAGAAGAAAAAAAGAATTTTACTGATAATGAACCAAAGTTTGAACAAACTATTGAAGTTGTAAAAGATGGTATTGCTCCTAAAGGCAGAGGTAGACCAAGAAAAACATGATTTTTTAATTTAACTTAGGTACAATTTTATTATGAGTGATCCCATTACTTCTCCTCCAACATTAGCTGGTTTTGTAGCTTGGTCACAAGCTGTAATGGGATTAAACTCTATTGTCATTAGCCCTACAGATCAGGGCTATGCCTATGCTTATCAAGTTGCATTAAACATTGTTCCTAAAGATTTTTCTTTTGTTGCACCTGATATTTATACTTTGACTGTATACAATTGGGCAGGTAGTCAGCTAATCCAGTGGCAACAAGATTACATTGGTCAAACTTTCTTTGCTGATGCAAGGAAATCATATGGTATCAATAACTTTGTTGCTGGAGTTATTAATTCAGCAAGTGATGTATCAACCAGTGAAACTCTTACAGTAGGTCAAGGATTGCAAAATCTACAATTGTTAGATTTACAAGCAATCAAAGATCCTTATGGTAGAAGAGCTCTAAGCTTTATGCAATCTATAGGCAGTTTGTGGGGTATATCATGAAGATCTATCTTGGTGTTATTGAAGTTCCTGAACCCTATGGATCTAAATCTACTTATGATGTGGCTAAGATTCTTGAAGAAAAATATACTTTGTTTTCTTCATTTGTAGATAACAAAACAGAAAATATTGCTAATCATTTAGCTGAAGGACTAGAACAAGCTATTGCTCAAATGGCTTTAGGAGTTCCTTTTCAAAATTCCATTAATGCTGGTGCTTCCATGATTGAAGAAGATTTAAAGAAATGGATCTACTTACAAGAGGTGGAAAAAGCAGGTATTGCTGGAGTACCAACTCAATCTGCTTTAGATGGTACGAACTACAGAATGAAAGGTATTTCTGCAAAGCAATATGTTAAAGGTAAAAGAGGAACTGTAATAAAAACTAAAAATGCTCGTAGACCATCTTTTATTTATTCAGGTGTATTAGAAGCATCTTTAAAAGCTTGGATTGAATAATGACAACAATAGGTGAAACCTCAGGAGCAAAGCCACAATTAGGTGCTGGTTTAGCTCAAGGTATGCAAACCTTATCAGCAAATGAGCAAATAACATTTACTTTGTATGTAAAATTAATTCTTCCTTTGGATGCTTATGTATTTTGGGTTAATGCTAGTCTTTTAACTGATTCTGCTATTTACAACATCTTAACTTATGGTCGTGGCATCTTTAACAAAAAAGGTAATCCACTTCCATCAAGAAAATTAACAGTTACTGGTTCATTTCATGTAAATACAGATATGCACCAGTTAGAAGATCGTACAACTGCTTACAATCATGTAATTTTTACTTCACCACAATTGATTCAGGATTTTAATTTATTAAATCCTAATATGATCTATGTTGCAAAGTATGAAAACCTAAAATTTGCATTTAGTCGTAGAGAAAACTACTACAAACAGGCAGATTTATATCATTATCGTGGCGATTCTTTGTATTCGATTATGAATACTCAGTTAATCGATTCTATGACAGAATTTGATTCAACCAGTGTGATTGTTTCAAATAGTTTGCCTATTTGGTTATCGTTGAATCAATTTTTCCAAATGTACCCATCTTATTTGGTAGGGCAAAACATTGCTCCACCTTATGCATCTATAGATATACAATCTACAATGGCTTTAGGGCAATTTCCTATTGTTAAGAACATTTATACAGATAACCAACCAGCTACTCAATCTAGTATAAATCAACTAGCAAAAGACACAGTTAAAATTAGTATATTTGGGATGAGGAATCAAGAAGCTTTAAATTTTGTGAACTATATCTATGAATACAGTATGAATACTGATAATATTGGCATAATGAATATGCCAATCATATTTGATGAAAAAGTTACGCAACCTGAGTTCGGTATTATTGCACAGAAAAAGTCAATTATGTTTGAAGTTAGTTATTATCAGAATACAGTAAATAATGTAGCATTAAAATTGATAGAAGAAGCATTTATTGATTTTTCTTTTGGCAGTATACCAGCGTAGTTTTTTCGTTTTTCTATTTAAATAAGGAGTTATCATGGCAATTGGACAAAATCAACCAGTAGTAATTAATAGTGCAACAATTACTGCACAAGGTATTTCTACTGCTCTTAATATTACAGCATCAACCTTAGTAAAAGCAGGTCAAGGTCGTGTTGCTAAAGCAATGATTAATACAGCAGGATCAACAGCAGGTGGAATTTATGATTCTGCAACTGTTGGTGGTGTTAGTGCATCAAATTTAGTAGCTGTTCTACCAAATACTGTAGGTATGTATACAGTAGATTTCCCCATCAAAAATGGTTTAGTAATAGTAACAGGTACAGGTCAAGTTCTTTCAGTAAGTTATATTTAATTGTTTATTCAGGGGGTATTATGCCAAATATCGTATCAGTAGTCGTAACTCAACAGGTAGCAAGTGCTCCCAATACTTTACAAAGAACTGGAGCTTTTGTTAGTCAAGGAGGAACTACTTTATCATCAGGTACAACTCAGCTTTTAACAAGCTTGAGCAGTCTTACATCTATTGTAAATCCAGCAATTAATATTACTGCAATTACTTGGACTTCATCTGTAGTAACAGTAACAACTACAACTCCTCATGGTATTCCTAGTGGTACAGCACTTTCTGTTGTTATTGCTGGAGTTGCACCATCAGGCTATAACGGAACATTCACTGGTACAGCTACAGGAACAAATACTGTTACTTATCCATTAACAACTAACCCCGGTGCTTCTACAACTCTTGGAACTTTTCAATTAGGATCAGCTGTTGAGATACAAGCAATGGCAAATACTTTTTTTGCTCAAGGTTCAGTTTTAGGTGTTTATGTTCTTGAATTAGGTGCAAACTCTGTAGCAAATGGTATTACAGCATTATCAGCCTATATAACTGCTAATGTAGGACAACCATCTACATCACCTACTCCACAGTTTTATAGTTATTTAGTACCAAAAGCATGGGATGGAAATACAAGTGCTATTAATATGTACAAACAGTATCAAGGCACAACTGCACAACAGTATTTCTATGTAACTACTACTTTAGCCAACTATAGTTTATATGCTGGTATTAAATCTGTATTTGCAGTTTTACCAAGTCCAAGTGCTCCTGCTATAGAATTTAGTACAAGTGCTTTCTTTTGGGCAACTTTAAGCTATAACCCAAGTAGTGTAAATTTAGCTTCACCACTTGAATATACTTTCATTTATTCAGTAACACCTTACACAGCTCTTACTCTTACTCAACAATCACAAGTATTGTTGGCAGGAGCAAATTTTGTGTTTACTGGTGCTCAAGGTCAGATCAGCAATACTTTAATTGAAGGTGGTAACTACATGGATGCAAATCCATTTAACTACTGGTACTCAATTGATTGGTTATCTATTAATGTGGCAACTTCTCTAGCTGGTGCAATTATTAATGGATCTAATATTCCAACAAATCCGTTGTATTACAACCAAGCAGGTATTAATACATTACAAAAAGTAGCACAAGCAACAGTTAATGATGGTATTTCATTTGGATTAATTCTTTCTCCTGCAACAGTCACTGCTGTATCTTTTGCTACTTATGTAGCTCAAAATCCATCAGATTATGCAGTAGGTATTTATAAAGGTTTAAGTTGTACCTTTGTACCATTAAGAGGATTTAGTTCTATTACTATTTACCTAACTGCTTCTAATATTCCAGTTTAAGGAGAATAAATAATGTCAAATCCACAAGTGGTACAAGGTACATTAAATAGGCTACTTGCTAGTGTTGTATATGCAAGTTTTACAAATCTAAATGTTACTTCTGCTTATTTAGCAAAAGAAGCGATTAGTTTAGGTTTTGAAGGTGACACTTCACAATTAATTGGTACTTTAACAGGTGCTGTAACAAGTCCGGAGCCATATATTTATGGCAATGTCACAATGCATCTACTAAGAACTCAAGCTCTTGGTAATGCCTATAAAACGCAAATTGAAACTAATACAACATTAGGATCAGTAACTGTTTATCCTGATTCTGTAGCATTATCACCATTTCAGTTAAATAATTGTGTTTTATCAAGTATTCAAGAAGTAGCATTTGATGGTAATCAAGCTGGATTAATTGTGCGTTTGCGTGGTGTATACGCAATCAATTCATCTTTATTTGCAGTATCGTAACCCTTAAGGAAATTCTGTGATGCGAATTAACCGAAAATTAAACCTTGTCATGCAATTAGAAACTGCTGAACAAGGAGTAATACATATCCATTCAGTTTCAATTAGTAGAGAAATATTTGAACAGTTTTACTTAGAGTTAGGTAAAGTTTTTAGTCAATGTTTTGATGCTAATAACAAAGCTGAACATTTAGCTCTATCTGCACCTCAACTTGCTTATCCAGCATTGAAATCGATTGCTAAACAAGCTGGTAATTGGGATAGTGCAGGTGGAGTTAAATTAGGATTAGTTAATGAAATTATTCGTCTAACTAATATCATGATTACTGGTGATAATGGTTGGGAAACCATTCCATTAGATACAGCAATCAAAAGAGGTATTATTGATGAAGATGAAGAATCTGAAATTCTAAGTTCTCTTGTTTTTTTTACAGCAATCTCCAAGGTAGCTCCCAAGGATCTCAAAAATTCTTTCTTGGAGATGGCAGGGAGCTTACGAGGATGGGTACTTACATCCTCAGATATTACGGAATATCAGAGTGGCTTATTGACATTGATCAAAAAAGAATCTACTGGCAAGAAGGTGAAGGAATCATTGGTTATATCCTAGATTACATGAGTGGCATGGGATTTAAAGATTTTATGAATGAACTTGGAAGTAAATGGATTGATGTTGAAGAATATAAAAATAGGCATTTAATTAAAGCAATTAATAATAAATCCCTTTTTTAACTAATGAAGATATAAACCATGAGTGTAAAAAGCGTAATTGAGATCGATGTATTAGATGAAAAATTTCAAACCTTTGCAAAAGAATTTGAAAAGATCAAAAAAGCTCTTGCTCAAATGCCTTCTGATTGGAGTAAAGCCAATTCTTCAGGGATTAAAAGTGTCCAAGGTGTAGGAAAAAGTTTACAAGATGCTAAAAAGAAACAAGATGACTTCAATAAATCCATCAAAGATGGTGAACAAGCACTAAAAAATATTGCAACCATTACTGGAAACATTGCTAGGAATATGGCTAACACAGCATTTTCTATTGGAAAGTTCTTAGCAGTAGGTGGAGCAGTATCAGGATTTGGTTTAGGAGCTCTAGCATCCACTGTAGGCAACCAGCGTAGAACTGCACAAGGGTTAGGTATCACAACAGGTCAATTAAGATCTGCTGATGTATATGGTAGTCGTTATATTGATCCTTATCAAACCCTTGGCAACCTTGCTAATATCCAAACTGATTTTAGACAACAATATTTACTTAATCCATTTGGTTTAGGAAATACTGCTGGTAAAAACGCATCTGAACTATTACCTGATGTATTGCGTAAATCAAGAGATCTTTATAAACAATTTGGTGGACAACAAGCTCCTTTAGAAGCTTTAGGAGTTACTAAAGTTGTAGACTATGAAAGTTTAAGAAGATTAGCTGGATTAGAAGAAAAAGAATTTAAAGAATTTATTGATAATCTAAAAAAAGGAAATCAACAATTTGCTACTTTAGATAAATTGGATAAAGCTTGGCAAGATTTTTGGGTTAAATTGAATGAAACTACCAAAACTTTGCAAGTTACATTAATCGAAGGATTGGAATCATTGCCTGAACCATTGGGTAAACTATCAGAATCCATTGCTGATACGATTAAATCCTTTTTAAGTAATGAGAATCTAAAGATATGGTTAAAAGAGTTAGGTGAAGGCATTAAGAACTTTGCTACTTATATTCAATCTCCTGCATTTAAGCAAAACATAACAGATTTCTTTAATGTGATAAATACTTTAGTTACCAGTACTGTAAAGTTTGCTAAGTGGTTGGGGATTATTGATCAAAGCCAACCTGAAAAAGATAAAGAATTTAATAAAACCTATTATGGAAATGCTAATGAAGGTAGAAAAAATTTATCTTTAGCTGAAAGAAACTTTAACCCGGGTAATCTACGCTATGCAGGTCAAACAGGTGCAGAACTAGGTGAAGGTGGATTTGCAAAGTTTAAAAACAATGCTGAAGGTATTAAAGCATTAGAAAATCAATTAAAACTTTATGCAACAGGAAAATCTCAATCTGCTGGATATAAAAAGCTTGATACGATTGAAGATATAATGCGAATTTATGCACCAGCAAATGAAAATGATACTCAAGCATATATTAAGAATCTTGAAAAAATGACAGGCCATACAAGATCTGAGCATTTAAACTTTAATGATCCTAATGTGTTAGCTCCATTAATAACTGCTATATCTCAAATTGAATCAGGTAAAAAGAATTTATCTGTTCAAGAAGTAAAAATAGTTATTCAAAATCCTGCTGGAGCAGATGTAAATGTTTCTGCTAATTCAATACAAACACCAAGAGGTGTAAATTGACATCTTTAACACAAACTGTTTTTTCAGCTGTTTATGAACAATCGCCTATTTTGTTGCATGGTGGCATAGCTCAATTTTTGCCTACGCAAACTTTGCCTATTGTCAGCATTACTGAGTTATTTGATGTACCAAGTATTGAAAATCAATCATTATTTGCTCATTGGAAGCCATTATCAGGTGGAACTTTACAAGATTGGCAAGTAGCAGAATATCCTTTTGCTAGTTTACAAGTAGCATCAAATGCAGTTATTCAGCAACCTTTAAAAATTAGTATGTTAATGATCTGTCCAGCTCAAAGTAATGGTGGATATATCTACAAACAAGCTATTTTAACTGCCATGAAATTAACTTTAGATTTGCATATTTCATCAGGTGGATCTTTTAGTGTGCTTACACCAGCTTATACTTACACAAATTGTTTATTAACAAGCATCAAAGATGTAAGCAGTGTAAGTGATAAGCAAGTTCAATATATGTTTCAATGGGATTTTGTTCAGCCATTAATTAGTACAGGTGGATTTTTACAGCAAACATTGGGTACTGTTATGCAAAGTATTACCAGTGGTACTCCTACTGTTCCTAATTTGGGAGGTGCTACTGGTTGGAATAATGTACCACCTACTTCTGCACCACAAGTAAGGCAATTTTTCTAATGACAATCATCTTATTTAATCCACAATCAACTTCTAATTTTCAGTTCAATCCTGTATTAGATGGTGTTACTTATGTTGCAGTATGTACTTGGAATATTTATTCACCTAGATATTACATTTCTATTTACGATACTTCACGAAATTTGATAGTTAATAGACCAATCATAGGATCTCCTGATGACTATGACATTAATTTATTATTTGGTTATTTTAAAACTTCAAAGCTGATTTATCGTGTTAGTAGTGCTAGTTTTGAGATTACCCCATGAGATACTATGATATTGTAATTGTTCCAAGTTCAGGATCAAGTGCAAATCAATTGCATTACAGTACCTTATTTTCAAATGGAATGAACAATACACAAGCATTAAAGGTTGATTTTGATATTCCTCAGTCATGGAATTATCAACCACAGGGTTTAGGCTATATAAAAATTTATGGGATTAGCTTTGAAGATCTTAATCAATCAGCCAATTTAAATCCTGATTATGTGAATAATTTATATTCTAGTATTCAAATTAAATTAGGAATGTCTAAGGGTTTACCCTTTGCGAACCCATCACAACAAGGATTGGTAATTAATGGATCAATTCTGCAATCTTATGCAAACTGGCAGGGAAATCTTGTTACTTTAGATCTAGTAATAACCAATTCTGTAGTAAGTCCTAGTGCTGAGGTTAATTTGGAGTTTACATGGCTTAAAGGATCATCATTGCAAGATGCAATCAGAAATACCTTAGAAAAAGCCTATCCTCAAAGCAAAACAGGTTTAGAACTAATTATCAATGGATCGATTAGTCCTAATTTGATTGCTACTGAAAATCAATATGCCCAATATACTAATTTAGAAAGTTTTAGTAAGTACTTAAATCAAACCAGTAAAGATATTTTAAAATTGCCTGATTATGCTGGAGTAGCTTTAGTTGCAACTCCATCAGGATTTTTCTTAAATGATGGTACAACTTCTCAACAACAACTTGTAACTCAAAAATTAGTTAAAGTAAATTTTGAAGATATTATTGGAAACTTAACTTGGTTAGATTTAGTGACTATTCAAGCAAAATTAGCCATGAGAGGTGATTTACAGATAGGTAATTACATTACTTTCCCAAGAAATTCTCCCATTGTTAATACTTCTGCTTCTGCATTAACTCAAGCTAGAAATAATATTTCTTTTCAGGGTATTTTTCAAATCAATAGAGTTCGCAATGTAGGAAGCAGTAGGCAAACTGATGGAAATAGTTGGGTAACTATTGTTGATTGTATTGTTCCACCTAATTTACCTACGAGTATAAATTAATGAGTTCAGCACAAAAAACCCCTATTGCAGTATCTTTAAATAATTTTACTGATCAAAAAATATCTGCTCATCAGCAAATTTTAGGGCAAGTTTATCCCTGTTCAGTATTAAGTGTTGATCCTATTAATTCTATTGTAACTGTTAATTTTGAAATTGATACAGGTGGATTATTTACATTTCCTCAGGTAACTTGCCCAATCATAGGCAGTAAATATATTAGGATTCCTATTCAAGTAGGTGATAAAGGTATTTGTATTTCAGCTAATACAAAAATTGGAAATATTAGTGGATTAGGAGAAGGATTACCCTCATTAACTCCAGCTAGTAATTTAGGAGCATTAATTTTTGTTCCAATAGGAAATGCTAATTGGAGTGCTACTGATTTAAACTCTATTGTCATTACATCCCCAAATGGAACTGCTGTTGCAACCATAGGAAATGATCAAGTAAAACTAGCTTATGGCACTAATACCATTACAATTAATTCAACAGGAATTATAATCAATGGTAATGTAAGTGTAACTGGAACTATTACTAATAATGGAATAAACATTGGTAGTACTCATCAACATGGTGGTGTTCAAACAGGTGCTAATAATACAGGAGTGCCAATATGAGAAGTTATGGAACTGATGCAACTGGTAAATGGGTAGAGATAACTGATACATCTTATATTTGGTTAGCTACTCTAGCTCAAACTTTACGATTGAATGAAAATGAAAGTCCATTTTATGCAAACTATGGGATTCCAGCTCAACAATCTGTACAAACACAAGTAGCACCTGATGTTGCAATTAATCGAACACAACAACAGTATTCACCTTATTTTGCAAGTCTAAGTATCATCAAACAAAGAAATGTTACAAACCCAACTTATTTAATTAATGCCATTTTTCAAAATGGAACAACAATTCAATCAACAATAGTGAGTTAATTTATGGCAACTTTAACCAGTGCAGGAGCAATACCAGCGAATCCTGTTGATTTATTAAATGCAGAAATTGCTTCAGCAACAGCACTAGCACCGGGTTTGACTGCAAATTTACCGGGCTCTCTTATTGAAGATTTAGCTTCAACAGCAACAGGTGCAGTAGTTGTTCAAGATCAAGCTTATGTTGATTTAGTCAATTCAATTAGTCCATATACAGCAAATCCTTTTATTCTTTATGAATTAGGTGCAGTTTATGGAGTTCAGCAAGGACAAGGATCTAACACTTCTGTTTATGTAACTTTTTCAGGAAGTGCAGGATTTGTTATTCCAATTGGATTTGTCGTATCAGATGGATCTCATCAATACACAGTTCAAGATGGTGGCATCATTAATAATACAGGTCAAAGTTCTCCTTTATTCTGTTTAGCTATTTCATCAGGATCTTGGGCAGTTCCAGCTGGTACAGTCAATACCCTAATTACTTCTGTACCATCAGGTATTACTTTAACTTGTACAAATATCAATTCAGGAACAGCAGGAGCATCTGCACAAACTATTCAATC